TGAGCAGCAACACAAGAGCTATAGTTTTTGGCAAGTAGACTAGCAGCATGATGATCACCACCGATAGGCCGACCCATAAGGCCGCTAACAAAGAAGTGAGCAAAAGAAATATCGTCAATGGTGTAGATACCCGGAGTACCTCCATTATAGTAGACCACATCGTGGTAATAGTGTTCCAACTGGAAGTTACTGTATGAAATACCATATCGTTCCCCCGCAAGGTGAGGCTCGTACTCTAGAACCTTGTTTAGACGCCTCTCGTGATTCCCCTCAAGGAACACCTTATGAGGTTGCTTCTTCTTAGAGGCTTTCATAGGGTGCCACATACGGTCTTGGAAGTCAAGTCCCGCGTTCATGTCCTTCTCGTAGTTAGCACCGTTGAAGGAAGCCTTACCTTTATCGAAGGAACTCAAGGAAGGCAAGTCCCAAGTGTCACCCATGTTAACTACAACATCAGGCTTACGATCTAAGATGAACTTGCCTATCCAGTCTGCCCTGTCGTTACTATGATTAGGATGACTGTGGGGGTCTGGAATAACTAGGTAATCTCTACTCACGAGTAGTCTCCTTCTACTTTAATGGGGTTGATACTTGAGTTAAAGTGCCTAACCCAAACGTAAGCATCGTCTAGATCCTCGAAGTACCATTCGACATCCTCTAGGACACCCATGTTATTCTCCATCTTAACGATGAGGCAGGCTGTAGACCACTCAGGCCCTGCCCACTCGTCATCAAAGTCGTTACTATGGTAGGGACCATCTAATATCCTATGGATGTAGACGCACGGCTCTCCAGCTTGGACCTCCGTATCCAGCAAGGGAATCATACCAGCCATCGTCATACCCTGCTTCGTAAGCCACAGCCCGCATCTCGACAACCATAGCCCAAATTTCATGATAATCAGCATGTCTCATTAGCTCCTCTAGAGTCATAGGTATCGCAATTATTACTCTTGCGTCTGGTTGTCTGTGTGAACTGTGGCCCATTTTTACTCCTATCCAGTCCCTCTTAGCCAAGCATTAGGTATAACATTATCGTGATAGAGGAACCCATGTTTGTCACACCAGTCAGCATAAGTACTTGTAGAACCCTTGTACAGCTTACCTTCGCTATTAGAGAACACAAACCTAATATCCAACTGTGGGTGTTGAGCTTTAACCATTAAGTGCTTTGTCCTCTCAGAACCAACGAACCTCCCCTTAGCTTCTATGATGATACCATTAGGCAACTCGAAGTCAGGTGTGTACTTACTCACTTTCTTTTGGTAGGGCACCTTAGTCTGTTCGTATTCATACGTGACACCAACATCCTCAAGCTGACAGGCTATGCGAAACTCTAAGCCTGACCTGAAGTCGCTTCTTTTGCAGCTACCCATTAAACAGGTACTTAATAGCGGAAAGGACAACCTTGTGAGCTTCTTCGTTGTCTACAGAGTCTAATAGGCCATCTTCATCCAACTCCCCAGAAACAGCACCAGAAGCTACTAAAGCTTCGTATATTTCATACTGCCAACCTGAGTTACCAAAGGGCCTTTTCCCAGAGAAAGCCTCCCCATTTTCCCATAACCCCTCTAAAAGCAACATTAGATACTGACCTACGGTTTTAGCACCTGCGTCATTATCGTACATCTTAATCTTAAGTACATCTTCTGGTGTCATTCTGGTGGCTCCCACATTTGTCCTACATACCTACGTAGCCAAAGAAGCCTAGCGTTCTCTAGCACTCTTGCTGTATCACCTTCATAAGCATCTACACAAGCTCTATACATATCCCTCTCAGTAGTCAAACCCTTGAGTATCTTCCCAGCCTTAACTGGACCAACTCGGTAGATACCCTTTATGTTGTCAGCAGCATCACCTGTAAGGATCTGAGTGTAGAAGAACTTATTACCTTCGTCTACTGACACTCTAACCCAAGTCCCTTTGACAAAGTTAAAGTGCCAGCAGGGTAACTGTAGCATGTCCTTATCGATGGTACACACTACAGTTGTATCTGGACTTCCAAAGGATGAGGCAATACCAATAAGATCATCAGCCTCCTCACCCTCCGAGATGACGGCACCCCACTTTCTAACTAGGTAATCTCTAGCTTCTTGTAAATGTACAGGCTTAACCTTTAGTGACCTGTTACCTTTGTATGGCACATACTTGGCCACATCGTACCTAAAGTTGTTACTCCCGGTTAGGTAGCACTCTACGTTATCATCTTCAGGGAAGGCTACTGTTTCTGCAATGACGTAATTCATTAGGGTCTCTACAGCATCAATAGTACCTTGGTAGCTACCAATAATCTTATAGGTCTCTGGGTTATCAACCTTGATAAAGTTCTTGTGATACTGATTGTTATAGATAGGATCAGGAGAAGAGTCGTTAGCAGCAGCAGCCCGATAAGCTATAATATCTGCATCAATAATAACCCGGCTTATTGTCTTGGGTTTAAGCAAGAGCTTTACTCCTATACTTAGTATTCACTCCAAGTCTCATTACCTTCTACATAAGCACACCCTACACGCTCAACGTATGTGTACCCTGCTACACGAGCAGCATCAGCAAAGAAGTACATAAGGTCGAGTACGTTCATCTCTTCCTTACAACGGGAGATAACAACTTCACGCTCTCCTGTTCCTTCGTCACCTTCGTAAAAGGTCATAGTTACTTTAGTTACAGACATTCATGTATTCCTTAATTAGAGTTTATGATGTTGGGACTTCAAAAGTGTCTACAGATTCAGAGTAGTACCCGTTGCTGTGGCCGTTCCAACGAATATCAACTGAACCTTTGTTTGTTCTTAGGGTATAAAACGTAAAGGTGCTACTTCCCTCATCATCGATAGACTCTTCTGACCTTTCGTCGGCAACCAAGATCTCTGAGCCTACTAGGTCCATGAAATTACCGTTTACATCCTCAATCCATACACTTTCGCAACAGTCTTGTACGTGTAGCATTTTGAATTTACGGTTTCCGCTGAAAAAGTGGATCTCCTCATCTTTAACTTGCCTAACGTCTGTTAGGACTAGGCCCTTTAAAATCTCAATTCCCATGTGATCGTTCCTATCCTACATAAGTTTGGTAGTAGCTAACCTCAGAAGTCTTCTTCTTCTTTTGCCTCTGGAATGTAAACCACATGCTCCAAGACCTTAACAGCAGTCATCTCTACGATAGTCTCTTTGTAGATACTCAATCGTACTTTCACACTTGAGTCATCACCAATTAGACCATCCTCAACCCAATCCCATTCTTTGTTACCCTCTGGTGTATCTTTGAATACATTAGGCGGACCCATAACCACACCTTGCTCACCCGTCTCACGGTCTTTGAACTTAGGGTTAAAGTGCTTCCGGGTACACTTGTAGAAGTTATTACCTTCTTTGTCAGTTTTCCATAGCTGACCCGTAAGACCCTTTGTAGGAACACCCGCAGCAATAGCTTTAGCCTTTTCAGCTTCTGTTACGTAAAGGTTCATGAGGTACATACCTTGGCAAGCCTCAATCTTATTACGCTGGTCGCTACCCTCAGTGAGGTTTACACCCATATCTCGTCCTGCTTCTGTAAGACGGGTGAATTGTGCTGTACCGACCATATCATAGTTAATAGTAGACATCTTTTGCAATTCCTTGTTTGTTGTCCTCACTTATATATACCTCCGTTTGGAAGGCAATCTTAAGCTAGGCTGGGATATATAGTTTGTCTGTTGTATTATAGACTCACTTCGTGGACACCACTAGGCTTGAGCAATACGATCTTGCGCAATCTTAAAGTATTCCGAGTCTAACTCAATACCTATAAAGTCCCTGTTAAGGTTCTTACAGGCAACACCTGTAGTGCCACTACCCATTGTGAAGTCTAATACGGTTTCACCTTCGTTAGTGTATGTTTTGATTAGGTACTCCATAAGGGCAACAGGCTTTTGGGTTGGATGGCTGTTGCCCTGTGCGTTATTGAATTTAAGTATAGTTCTAGGCATTGACTGGTCTGGCGGGCATTTGTGTGCATTTAGGTCGTGCTTTCCGTAGCAATCAGTTCCTTTTGTCCTTGCCGTGACTGGCCTTACATTCTTGATAGGCTTTTCTGTCAAGATAGGTTTATATGTCGGCGGTTTTTTATAAAAGACACAAACGTCCTCAGTGTTCCGCATTGGCATTTTCCAAGCATTTAGGTGGCCGGTAGCCTGTGACTTCTCCCATACCCAACAATACTTAAACATCTTCACATTCGACATAATCAATGCGGAAGTGAACGGCTGAGAGGCTGTCAACACAATAGCACCATTACCCTTAGTGATACGCTTTAACTGCTCCCACATTGGTTCAAACGGGATAACAGAATCCCACTTACAAGCTGTAGTACCATACGGGGGATCAGTTAGGACCATATCTATAGAACCAGTGGATATGTCTTTCATAAGCTCTAGGCAGTCACCTTGAAACAATGTTGATTTAGAACTCATATTCCTACTCCTAGTGTACGTCTGCATAGTTATCACCGAATTGAATATCACTGGTGATCTCTACATTAAGCTTTAGTGTTTCATTAACTTCTCTCATGGCATCTTGCAGCAGCTTCTTTTGCCGATCTTCATTGCCGATCTTTACGTAGCTTAGGTGTTCATCGTGATACTGCATAGGAAACACAACACCTTTAGCGCGACACTTAAGAACCCACATGTCAAATACGAATACACCTGTGCCTTGATTCAGAGTGCTAAATGCGTCCTTGGCATTACGAAGGCTGTAGTAGAAACCACTGACTGGATTCTTTAGCCACTTAGATCCATCCTTTAGATCCTTAATGTACTGAGCTTTGGCTATCTCATTGACTGACCAATTACGCTCCCAATAGGCATCTAGAAGGGCCTTACACCTCTTGACTGACATCCCTGTCTGGCGACTAAGGGTAAGCTCTCTAACACCGTACACACCAGCGTAGTTAGCAGGTTTGAACACGTTACGTACAGCCTTAAGCTCAGGGGCTAAACCTTTGTTGTACAGGTCGATCTGCTCTTGTGTTACCTCCTTTGCATGTTTAGCAAGATCCAAATGCTCATCGAATCCTTCTACACTCATCTCAGTCACATAGGCTGGATCGTGGTCCCACATGTAATGTCTTTTGGTACAACTCTCTAGGGAAGACACATCAGCGCCACACACGACCTCCCCAGCGGGCGCTACGATACACCCACGGATCTCTTCACCCCAAGCTGAACCTACCTTTGGCAAGTTGACTACAGGTGCCCTATGCTTAAGTCTCAGGGTGTTCGTGAAGCCACCTGCCTCAGCTACAGCCTTACCATCTGTACTCTTATCGATAAACCCATCGAAGATACTCTTACGGTGTGCAGCTACAGTTAAGCCCTCTAGGATCTCAATACCCGGCTCTCTAGACTTTAGCCGCAGTACACTCTCAGTAAGAAGACCCTTACGTGGATCACTAGGTGATACATACCTGATCTGTGGGATCTTCTTCTCTTCCCCTGTTACCTTATTCCTATCGTACTTGAAGGTACAAGGTTCCCAGCCTAGCATTTGTAGCCACTCTTTGACTTGTGCTGGTGACTTAGGATTGCCATCCTTGTGACTGTCTATGACATCTATAGTACCTTCTGTCGTAACTGGTAGGTGCATATCCCGTAGTAGGGCATACCACTTGACACCATGTGCACTCAAGGAACCATCAGCCTTAATCATTACAGCAGGCTTCTTGCGTTTAGAGATCACAGGTATCTTAGGCATGACCTTAGACAAGGCTTCTACCTTCTCAGTCACGATAACCTCTAACTCATCTGAGTGCCTTTGAGCTTTGGCTACATCTATAGTTAGGGGGTTAGCCTCTTGCTCACGTAAGCAATCCACCTTGAAGCCTATGTAACGGATAAACCGTAGGGCTTCTTTATTTAGGGTCTCCTTCATCTTTATCATCTCCCTTTAAGGCTTCGCTTGCTACGCGCATCATCTCTAGAACTGCATCACTTGGTGTTTCTGTATAGCCGGGTCCAAGGCTAATCCAGAATAATTCCAAACGAAGACGCTCAATCTCAACCTCGTAGGCTCTTACGCAGCGGATTATGTGATCAGCATATGGGCCAACGTCACGCTTTCTGTGCTCAATCCAACCTGAGGCGTTTAAGTCAGCAAGAGCTACTAAAACTGCAGTCATACCTTAGCCCCCTTATTCTTAGCCCGAGTCTCCTTACGCTTTTTAGATGCAGCAGCCCGAACAAGGAATCCCTTCTCATGGATCGCCAGTTGTTCTTCCCTAAAGCCCTTAATAGAATCCATTACCTCATCGTATAGGTTGCCTTTGAAGATAATGGGGAAGCTACTGTAGGGGTAGAACTTAGCTACATACTCAGCACCAGTACCATCAGGGTAGACACGCTTAAATACATGGATCTCTGCTGATCGTAGGATGTGTACTGGTAGTTCTTTACTTTCGGTGTTACTCATGGTGTTTCCTTTAAGGCGGTTCTAGCGGCTTCCCTCGCGGAACTTATGCCAATCAGTCGGTTATCAAGGCAGTTTAGTAGCCCGCGCAACACAGCTTCAAGTTCTTCTGTTCTCGCTGTTAAAGATACGACAGTTAGGTGCGCAACTATATCACCTTGAATGACACCTAAATCTATCGCGTCCTGAAGTTTCTCTATACGAGCTTGTGCTATGTCACTACGGGTGTATTCAGTTTCCTTATCCGAATCAATATCCTCTGTCTCATTATGCCAACCGCCTGTCATAAACTCGTTTTGCTTGGAGACCATAAAATCCCAAGCCCAGATCTTCTTAGGTGCATCATTCATTGTGTCAAAGCCTTCCATGATACAGGGAATAGTGGACTGATGATAGAACCTATCTGGTGTGCTATCTCCTGTGTTTCTCTCTGTGCGTGACTGTCTGTCCTTTGGATGAATACATTGGCGAAGGCGTAGAGATTACCCGTCCAGTGCCATTCAATGTACATAGACTGAGGTAAGACCATACGAGCTTGCTCAGGGCATATCCCTTCAGCTAACATACGCTTGTACTCTTTAAGAGCAGCAAAGTTTGCAAGGCCACAGAATTTACCGTCTACAGCCTCCTCTGAGCTACCCTGCTTTACATTAGCAGCAGCCTTGCGCCATACTTCAGGTCGGTAGAACTCAGGTTCATCTGACACATACCGACGACTAATCTCACTCCACACTAGACCTACCTGATGCTTGCCCAACTGACGGGCCACAAAGATAGGTGCTTTCATTTTAAGCTTAATTGCCGTGTGTGCAAAAGGTGCCCAATGTGTAGGCATGTTCTTGATGTGCTTCATAAGGCCCTCAATCTCTAGCGCACAGGCGTAGGAATCTTCACCAGCCCCGAGACACATTAGGTCTGACTTCATATCCTCCCAGTCACCTGACGTACACCCACGAGCCAGAAACTGGATTAGGCTCGTGTCAGCCTTAGAAAGCTCACCGTCTACTAGTGCACTCTCTTTACTAAAGCTAACCCGTGCATCATTAACTACACTAAGGTCT